AGTTTAATTTTGAAGTAGTAGCGACAACATTAGGGCTTACAGTTGCATCATTTTTATTGTACGCAAAGTTTGCTTCTGTATATTCGATACCTGGTTCATTGAACGAAGCCACAATGTCTCATCTCTAAAAGGCTTAACCTTTACTAATAGAAGCAGTCTCAGGATCTCCCACTTTAGATGCAGCAACAGCTTTGCCTACACAGATGATAGCAGCTACGCCAGCTACCTTCAAAGAATCAATAAGGCTAGGACCTGGGATAGCCATAGCTGCCCCAAGCGCTTGAACAAATGTTGATATAGCTCGCTCTGAAATGTCTTTAATAAAACGTGGGTTGAACAATTTTTTTAGTCCTTCTCATTTTCATTGCAGCCCAAGTAGCTGGACCAACTATGCCATCTGCAAGCAGACCATGTGCCCGCTGCCACCTAATCACTTTCGCTCTGGTGCCTCTCCCAAAAATACCATCTCTGCTGGCACCCACGCAGGTTTGCACAAACTTTACTGCCGATGAACGTGAACCTTTCTTCAGCACCCCAGGGAAAGGAATCATCTCTCCCTCTTCCTCAGGTGGTGGAGAACTATCCACAAGTTTCCCCACAGTGTGCGTATCGACAAGATGTCGGAACGCTTTCATGTTAAACACTGGATCTATTTTACGTGTCGTGTATTCTTTGTGCCCTAAAATTCTGCTTAACGGGTTCCAGCCGTGCCCATCGCAAAGAAACGCACAGAAGCGCGCTAAGGCGTCCATCTGTACGTCAGGTACATCCTCACCTAAGCCGTCGTTAATGATCGCTACGCCGTACAGGGACGAGTTGAAGCTGCTTTTGCCTGCGACTGTAGACTCAACAACTTTCTTGTCGTGTTTCAGTCTGTCCATTACTTTACGGCTGCCACGTCCAGCGTGATTAGCTTTAAACTTGTCTGACAGACAGACGATAGTTCCGTCACGTTTAACCATATAATTATATAGCGGCCCTGGGACTTTGTTCACGCCACGTATACACATGTCGATTACGTCATCTGGGTCTGCTTTATGGTTAGATGCTGTGTGGTGCACGACGATACCGACGGGCGACATGGGTCGTCCGCTGGTTACTTTTTTTGGTGCGTCAACAATATCCATTAGCCGACTAGCGCCGCTATCTCAGAATCAGTCAAACCAAGCGCTTTAAGTTTGGCTTTCCCTGCTGCTGCGTCTATTGCTGCTTGTGTAGCTGCCGCTTCTTTAGCAGTATCTTCTTCTTCCCAACGTGTTTTACTAGCAGCATATTGGGCTTCTTCTTCATCTGTTAAATTACGGACAGTTTCTTCACCTGTTGTCGCATTCACAGTTACGATTGTGTTAGCCATTGTTTCTCCTACACATATTTGATTCCATAAACACTCATTGTGCAACCATTTTCGATGGAGTAAACGACAGTCCATTTCACGGAAGTTACGGCTTGCGCTGAACTTGGCTCAAACAATCCAGCCGAGTAGGCAACTTCGCCTGCTGTCGTAGAGTCCCAACTAGTGCACCACCAGTTAACTGGATGGGCTGTCGTACTTGCGTAGTCGGGAACATATAAACGTACCCACCCACTCATATCAGATCCTGTGCCAGGACCGTGAGAATAGTTTATGTCAAAGTCCGATTGACTATTGTCTATACCGGTACGCATACTAGTTCCGTTTTTGCCAAGCCTTGTCCAGGAATAGTTACTGCTAGTTACCCCATTAAAAGTAATTTTTCCTGAACTAGCACCATTAGACGTGCCCGTTTTAGACATGACAATAACTTCAATATCCTGATATGTTGCCGGGATTGATGTAACTTCAAGAAACATCGGGTTGCCTGAGGCAGTCGCAGTCGCAATGTGCTCGTAAGTAGGGGCCATTACGAAGTCGTCCTTCCGTAAAGATTAAATTCAGTGTCTGCGTCCCATCCACCTTGTGAACAAATGAACTGAATCCTCGTCAAGTCTGCTGTTTCATCTGCTGAGTACCAACCTGTGTAAAACTGGTTTTGGCTTGTGGAAGCTGTATCTGAATAACTTGCGAGAGAGTACCAACCCAAGTTTCCGGGTTGGTCACCACGGTAAGCAAAGATTTCTAAATAAACCGGCGCATAGACGTAGCCGACATTCATGCTGTCAGTTGGGCCACGACCAAAATGTGCTTCGTTGTTTGAAAAGTTGTAAACGGAATTACTGTTAGTATCTCTAAGCCCACCGTACATCGTGTTGTAAACAGAAGTTGTATTGCCATTGAAAAACATATAGCAATCAGCAACCGTCGTGCCGGTGACACTCATAACTCCTGTAATCATCAAGCTGTTATAGGTATTGGGAATATTGTTTATTTCTAAAAACGAACCAGATGGGGTTCCAGTTGAAGCTATGTATTCAAGCATTTAACCATCTCCTTTTAGGCCGCTAACCCGAACAGCGTAATAGTTGAACCTGTTGACAGGTTGTAGCCAGAAGCTTCGACGAGGTTGATCTGCGTGGTAGCTGCCACACCATCAAATAGCCCGCCCTGTTGAATCGTCAATGGGCTGGCGTTGGTGCCAGTGGTTTGATCTGATTGCCCGATCCAAAGCAGAACGGGAGAAACCATGTTGGTACTCGTGTATGCCGGGAAGTCAATGCAAGCCGTGTAAGGGTGATTATTTATTGGGACTATACCCATGTAAACACCAGACAGACCAGTTTGAGCGGAAGCAGAGTAGTTAGCGTTAGTTGCAATCATCTGCGCAACCCGGTAATAGCTAGTTCCATTGTTATTGACTCTGATGATTGGTCGATACTGAGTGCTCGTATCTCTCGCCTGTATGACAATGCGAAGTGTTTTGTAGGTTGTCGGCAAGCTAGTAAACGAATAATTAGCGGTTGACCCGTCACCTGTAACACCAGTGATGTACTCAAACGCTGACTGTGCCGGTTGAGGCCAGATCGAATCCCGTGAAGATTCAGCCACCTCACCCAAAGACCACACACCAGAAGCCACCGAACTAGTCGGCACATTTTGGGGGCCTACAACAGACCCATTCTCACCATAACCAACCATCACTCACCCTCTTCTAGTTCTTGCCAAGTTTGTGTGTCTTCGTCCCAATAGAAATCACCATCGGGGCGTGGTGTTGGTGGTTGCCAGTCGTGGTTGCCGTCTAAGGTCCATGACTCAAAAGGTTGAGGCGCTATAAATACGTCGGCTGTTTCGTCGTAGCTAAAACCGATCCCGGCGTATTGCTTACGGATGTTGTTGTTATAAGAAGTTTGAATCCAAGTCCCACCCAAACCTAAATCCTGGGCCAAAAACTCTTGGCCTCGGTGTTCGTCGTCGTTGCTGACAACTAAGACCCTTATCACTTTGTTGTCGCTGTCTATTTCCGCAAAATGTGCCATTAATAAATGCTCCTAGAGGGGGTACCGAATAATCACAATTCCCGATCCGCCTTTTGCTCCGGTTTGTCCAGAGCCTATAAATTCATAGATTCCGCCGCCGCCGCCGCCAGTGTTTGCGTCACCGTTTGTCTGTGAGGGGTTATCGCCGTAATAGCCATTACCGCCGCCACCAGTGCCACCGACTCCGTTTCCATTTGTTCCGAAACCTGAGGTGTTTGAGTTGCTCGACCCTCCGCCGCCTCCGGCGTACGTTGTCCCGAGACTTTTCCAATTAATGCCGTTTCCGCCGGGGCCAGCGGTGTATCCGCTGCCGTTAGTACCTGCTGCAAATGCACCTCCTCCGCCGCCCGCCGAATCGCTTCCGCCATCGCCGCCGTCGTTACCTTGTCCGGCGGGTGTAGCGCTTCCGCCTGTTTGGTTTTTTGTGGCTCCGCCCGCTGATCCACCAGCTAAATTCGCCGGGTTAGTTTGAGAACCGGCACCGCCGCCGCCGCCGCCGTTTGAGGTAGTCGCAAGCGTGCTAACTGTTGAATCTGTCCCGGCTATACCGCCACCGTTTGCGGTACCACCATTACCGCCGCCGCCGATTGTTACGGTGTAACTTGCGGCCGTTATAGTTTGTGCGTCAATTTGCAGCATTCCTCCTGCTCCGCCACCAGCTCCCGGAGCGTGGAAGTTTTGACCGCCTCCGCCGCCGCCACCACCGGAAATGCACATAATGTCTACGTCACTGCCACCACTAGAGACGACGAAATTGCCTGAAGCTGTGAACGTGTGGTACCGATATCCGCCAGCATCTGTAACGGTGCCGCCTGTAGCTACTGGATAGTAAACAGGTTGAGGCCATGTACTAGCCCCCTGATTCTCTGCGGCCTCTTGAAGAGTCCACACCCCAGACGCAGCACTAGAAGTAGGAGCCACCTCCGGCCCAATCCTACTCCACGTTCTACCCGCTGTTATACCTGTCACAGATCAGGTAATTTCTAATACAGAAACTGACAGTTCTATAAGGGAACTAGCTGTAGACTTGACTTGCAAATAATCCCCACTCTCAAGCACAAGCTTGCCAGCGATAAGACCAACAGCAGCTTTCTCAGGAACCGACAAAGCTTTAACCAAGTCAGTCTTAACTGTACCAGACGCATCATACCAGCAAAGATCTACAGCTTGAGCGCCACTAGCCACGTTAGTAGCTTGCGCCAACAACACAATAGCTATGTCAGTCGCTGCTCCAGAAGGAGCAGTGTAAACAGTTGCCAAAGTATTAGTAGCCGCAGCCCGTGCGTTTTTGAATGTATTAGCCATATTCTATACTCCTATGACAAAGCTAAAATTAGAGGAATCGGATCTGTATCAACCGCCGCCCAAGCAGTAGTACCCGCCGCCGAAACAGTAAGCACATGACCTATCGTCGTCGGAGTTGAAGCACTAATCCCCATTTTCGTTTGCAAAGCAATCAAAGCAGTTGAATGATTTGTGTGAACCTCATCATGCAAAAACCCTGCCGCATCCAACTCTGTAGTAGCAAGAGGTGAAGGTTGCTGAGTCGCTGTATCTAAAGCTCCCGGAAAATTACTAGCCATACCGATACTCCTACGGTGTCGTATCTAAAGTAAAGACGCCAGACGCATTCCAAACAATCTGGAACGTACCCGACGTAGTGGAAAAGTTCCCACCAAAATCAACATAAGCGATCAAAGGATCGTTAGCTTCGCTCGTATTATAAATAACCGCAGCAGCAGCATTAGTGATCGTAGAACCAGTCCACGTCACATCCCCCGCATCCCACGTAATCGTACCCCCACTGATAGCGAACGTCACACCAGTGAGAGCTTCACCGCCAGCAGTGTAACCCGCACCTGAAACCTCGTTACTCACATCAGCAAACACTGAATCAGTATCAAAGTTAGGGGTGTAAGACGAAGTGACAAGCATACACTTGAAACGGCCTGCGGTTGTATCATCAAAATCTATTTGGAAATTCGTAACCTGCGTCAAATTATTCTTAAACGGCAAGGCATAAAGGCCACTAGCCACGGTTAACTCCTCCGGTACCTGTAATCGGCTTAGGTCGGATAGTCACATTCCCTGATCCGGCCATTATCGTTTCCCTCTTTTTCTAGTATTAGTAACTTTCTTCCCAGTTTTCTTAGCTTGCGCCGCAGCAGCTTTCCTACCACTAGGGGTATAGCTGTAATGTTTATTACCGACTTTAGGCATATCAACCTCCGCTTAACAAGATACTAACAAAGAATAGGGGGGGGATGGAAGGGCCAGGGGAAAGGGGGAACCCTGACCCTCCCAAACCGCAGCTACTAGGCGAGGCTAGAAGCAGATTCTACACGCTGTAAACATGCCTGACGGAAGATTCCGTAACCAACAAGGTGGTACCAGCCGACAGTCATGAAACGACGCAGGTTATCAGTTACAGGTCCATAAACTACTGAAGGTAGCTCACCGAAACCTGGTGCCCGTGAGAATGCTTTAGCGAGAGCCTGACGGCCTGCTATAACAGTGTCATACACGTTGATACCGGCAGCACCGGCACCGGCCTGGATGTTAGCGCGAGGGTTCTCGATGAACTCCACACCACCCCATGTGCCGATAGAACCGTTACGGACAGCAGCGCCATCTTGACGGATCTGGTAAGCGATAACATCAGTTACGGCTGCTGCGCTACGAAGATCGAAAGCGACATCAGGGTGAATCATGCCAACATAGTTACCGTTCTCGAAACCTGGTGCTGAAGCTGTACGAAGTTTCGCTGCCGCAGTACGAGTTTGATTAGGGGTAATTATGTCAGTAGCAATAATGTTGACAGTACCGGCACGACCGGCAGGCAGAATTTCGTTTGTTCCACCTGAAGCAATACCCGCTACAATAGTGTCGATAGAATCAACCATGTTGTAACCGATAATGTTCGCTGCGTCTGCGTCAACGTTCAAGAAAGAAGTTCCGCGCAGTTTAGCGGTTGTTGTCACAGCGTTACCATATTCAGCCAACGCTACGGTAACTACCGTATCTGTCAACTGGATAGCTGCAACGTCTGTTGCTTGCGCTAACGCTGCTGTAGCGGTAGCCATGTTGTCATAAATGTCGAATGTTACAGACGCACCATTGTGGGTTTGCGCTGTAGATCGAACATCTGCGATCATTTCGTAAAGAGGGTTGGATCGTAATGCGAAGTAAGCGAGTTGCTCAAACGCTCCGGTAGAAGAATCTACCTGTCCAGTACCCGTAAATCCTACGGCCATTATGAAGTCCTTAAAGAGAGAGGGACTCCGCTTTAATGACTAAATCAGGTTGTTGCGCCCCACAAATAACCGTTTGCTTCCATCAAAGTTCTTAATTCCTCTGGGGATTTAGTAGCTTTAATTTGTGCGTCTAGGTCAGGGTTGCTAACCGGATCTCCGCCTTCGCCAGCCAAAGCAATCCTTTGCTCTGCCGCTAGCTCTGCGTCTTGCCGAGAGTCACTAGGAGAAGCATTACTGCCAAGAAACCCTGCTGCTGTAGCTTCCGCTGCAATAGCTTGGGGATCAAGTTCTCCTTCGTATCCTTTAACAAAATAGCTAACCTTAGCATCATCAGGATCTAATCCTGCTGATCGGAAAGCGTCACGCCTCTTGTAAGAAGCGAGTTCTGCCTCAGCGCTGGTTGCTCGACCTTCGAGTTCCCTACGCCAATTCGGTTTCGATTCGGTTTGGACATCAGCTTCTGATTCGTCAATATCGACGGAGTTGCTGTTTGCCATTTGTCGCTCACCTGTCCTGTACGCATCAAAGCGGTGGTACTTTGATGGAGGTTTGTTGGTAGCTCTCCCATACGGGGCCAATCAACAATGTTTACTATACAAACATTTACTGCTAAATGCAAGGATTATGTTGCTTCACCTAAACTAGTTACGCCTCCGGCTGTAGTTAACGCACCAGAACGACCAGTAAACCCAGTAGTACGCTCTTCGCGACGACGACGCATCCTAGTAGCAGACTCAACATCTAACCCAAACTCAGCTTCAGCAATAGTAGAAGCAGTCAAAGCTTCTTCCTCACCTAACAACTGATCGGTCAAACCAACACGTTGACCTAACCGTTGCTGAATTTCACGACGTTGAATATTTTCTGCTTGTAAAGCTTCCGCAGTGCCAACAGTTAAATCTTGTCCGATAGTTTGCCGTGAAGCAGCAGCTAACCCAGCCGACTCCATACGGCGTCTATCTTCAAAAATAGTTTCTGCTCTAGTCGGATCAAGGTAATACGCAGTAAGATCTCCCTCACTGATATCGTAAAACTCGTTTAATAAACGTCGTGTTTCTGTGCTTGCACTATCTCGCGCAACTTCAGCTAACGTTACTCGTTCTTGAAATTCTTGAGGGGAAACATCACCAGCGATTAATTGATCAAAATCTTCAGGAGCATCATGGAAAGTAGCGGGCAGTTTTGCTGCTTGCATTATGGTACGAAAATTTCTTTCTAAATTTAAATAATCTGCTTCGCTGACAGCAGGCAAATTTAATTTCCGGCGTTGCGCCATAGCAGGGAAACGTGCCCTATACGCATCAGTATCTCTAATTTGCATAGCTATAGCTGTGCCGCTTTCCCCACCCACTAACGCATTGTTCAACGTTGTAGCTAAACTCGCAGGTAAACCGTACAAAGCTAATGTGTCTGCGATAATAGCTTTAGAACCTTTAATGTCGTTTTCAAGCAAAGCAGTTTTATCAAACAGTTTTTGATTTGATTTTT